TTTGATTGTTGAAGGGAAAACGGGGCCACCAAAGCAGCCCCGCGATTGATGCTGTTAAGCGCCCTTCCACAGGCCGAGGCCGGTCAGCGTGGCGGTGACTTCCACAATCCATGCGGTCAGAGAGGCCGCGATGGTGATGTTGGAAGAAACAGACACGACCGAAGCGGCCTGGATGGAGTTGGAACGCTGGGAAACCGGCGTGCCGCCATACATCGCAATAAGGTCTGCGGTAGTCTGGCCGACGGACGTTCCGCCGGGATTCAAGTCAGAGAGAAATTTACCAATAGCCATTGGGGTTATCCTTGGATGAAGGTTGAAACGGAGGGAGGGGGAGCCGAAGCTCCCCGCTCACGACTACGCGGTGGAGTTCGAGGCAACGCGGCAAGCCAGTTCCGGGCGCAGCGTCTTGTAGCCATACAAGACGTCGATACGGGTCGGCATGCGGTCGTTGTTGATGTCGTACTGCTGGAGCATACGGATCGAGATGCCGTCCTGGTTATCGCGGCCCGAGAAGTGCAGCCCGTTCGGCATGATCAAGTCAGCCGTGGCGAGCGTGAAGGCGTCACGATGGAACAGGAGCATTTCGTCACGGATGCCCGACGCGCCGCCCACCTTGGTGATGGCCTGCGAGTTGGTCGGAGAAGCCGTCACGTTCTGGCTTGCGCCAGAGGTCACGATCGACGGAGAGATGTTGATCGTGGTGCCCGAGGTGGCAACGTCAGCGGTCACAACGAACTGTTGCAGAACGCCAGTGTCGGCCTTGGTTTCCGGGTGGCAGCGGTTGCAACCCACGAAGGTGATGATGTCACCAGCCTTCAGGGTCTTGGAGGAACCGTTGGTGACGGTCACCGAGGAGCCGGTTGCACCCGACTGGTTCACCGTAATGGTGCCCGAGGCGGTTTCCGTGCCGGAGGTGAACTTCGGAATGATGGTCGATTCCTTGAAGCCGAAGCCGGCGGCGTAGCCCATCAGGCCTTCTTCATACTGTTCCTTCAACTGAGGACCAGACTGGAAGAGAGCTTTCAGAACGTCCACGAGATCGACGTTGTTCTGCGTCGGCATCACGGCGGTCAGGTCACCCGGAGGCACCAGAGAGTCCACCAGCTTCTTGCGGCCATTCAGCACGGTCGCGAAGGTCAGCGAGGACGTGATGGTGGACTGCGCGGCGGTCTGGTAGATGTCCTTGATCATCGAGAACGCGTCGTTTTCGATGGCGGCGGCGAGAACCTTCATGGCCGGCTGGATGTAACGCTGGCTGAACTGGTCGATGGTCAGCGTCAAGTCCTGCGAGGTGAAGTTCATGTCGACACCCTTCTGGGTGTTGACGGTCAGCGTGGTCGAGGGTTCGGTCGTATCCTGCACGTTCATCACCGCGCCGTTACGAACCGTGTACTGGTTCGGCTTGCGGATGGTGAGGGTCGAACCGATCTTCGCGCCGGTCTTGGCGAACGAGGAATCGTATTCGGTGTTGATCGACTTGATGAAGGGGAGGCTGGCGTGAAGAACGCGCAAGGTCTCCTTCGTGATAATGGTGGGAGTAAGAAGGGTATTTGCCATTTTGGCATGTCCTCAAGGGATAGGCCCTCGTCATCACGACGGGTCCGTGGTTGGGTTTAGCGACCGCGTTTGCGGATCGACTCCTCACGCCATTTCGTAAATTCGGCCATGCTCATGCGATTGGGATCCTTGACGGTCGCCTTCGACTTGCCTGACTGGATTGTGGGAACGGGTTCGGCGCTCACCTTTGGTGCGGTGGCCGCTGCTTTCTGCTTTTTGAGTGACTCCAGGCCAATGCGGGCGAGGTTCAACGTCTTGATCATCAGAGGATGCGTGGTGTTTCGGAGTTCTTCGTCCGAGTACCCGATCTCTTTGCCAAACTTGGTTAGACCTTCGCGCGTTGCTGCGTCGAATTTACCTGCCCATCCTTTTTCAGGATCGGGCTTGCTGAGTGCTTCGATGGCTTGGCTAATCTGGGTCGCAGCACGCTGCTCCTGAATAGCTCCAATCTCGGCTTTGCGGCTCTCAACGTGTCCGCGAAGATTCTGGTGTGCGCTTTGCAGCTGCACGAGTTCCGCCATGGCGGCGTTAGCCGCCTGCGGGTTCTGCGCCTGCCAAGCCTGCCAGTCTACTTGCTGGAGCTGGGCGAGACGCTGTTCCACGCCCGTAAGCTGGGCCATTTCCTTGCTGAGTTCGAAATTGACCTGCTGTTCACGCTGGAACGTCTGCAACTGGGCTTCATAGGTCTTGCGAACCTCGGCTGCCTCCTGGAAGCGTTTGGTAACGCCTGCTTCAAGGTTTTCAGCCTTCGCAATGATCGGGGCAAGTTCCTTCGGGATCGAATACTTCTTGCCGCTGAAGTCCACTTCCTCAAACTCAGGCTCCGGGGATTCGCCAGCGTCGTCTTGGGGTTCAAGACTGTCAGGCTCATCGGCTTCGGGGGCTTCATTCGGGGGCGTTTGGGGAACCTCCTGCGCGATGGTTGGCTCAGGGGTAGTTCCGGGTAGTTCTTCCATGTATCACGTCCTTGCGGGGTGGTGATTGGATGCCGAGCGTCATCACGACGCTTGGATCAAACTGGCGGGATGCCAGAATTTGTTAGGCGACACCGAGACGGCGGCGATAGCCGTACATGCTGATGGCGACGTTGGTATTGCCCGAACCGAAGGTCGGGACAGATACCGTAATGGCTGTGTTCTTGGCCGCTGCCTGAATGGGTTCCGGGAACTGCACGACCAGCGGCTGGATCGAGACAGTCACGCCGGCAGGAACAGGCACGATATAGGTCTGCGTGCCGCCCAGAACGCCCGCAACGGTCAATTGCACCACAGATGCAGCAGTGGCACCTGAACCGGTGAGCGTGAAGCCTGAAATGAAATTCATCACATTGGGATCAGCCGCAAAGCTCGCCGAACACGTACCGGCAGCCACGTTGCCGCTGGAGGCGCTCTCAACGGCTGTGCCGTCTAGGAAATCATCATAATAAGCCATGGATCAGGCTCCTTTGGGTGTGGAAGGCACAGGCTTGGGCTGCGGGTTCATCAGAGAGTGGGCTTGCGCCAGTCCCACGATGCGTTTGGTTTCGGCGTCGTAAGCGTCGATCTGGAGAGCGCCCGCGTTTTGGAGGGCTTCTGAATATTGGTCTGGTCCGAAGCCGGGATCAGCGACCTGCGGTTCCGGCATCGCGTTCTGGACGGCGTGCACGGCGGTGACTTTCTTGAGTTCAACGTCTTTCTTTTCCAGTTCGAGGGCGTGGACCTGGTCCTTGATCTGGCTCTGGGCCTTCAGGACCGAGTTCTCCTGCGTGGCCTGCTGGACCTTCTGCTGGAGCATGCCGATCATCTTCTGGCCGTCCTGCATCATGCTCTGGACTTCAGGCGGCAAGCCTCCGGCAGCTTGCGGGGGCAGCATGGCCTTGAGGCGGTCGGCAATTTCCTCGCCCTGTGGCCAGTCGAGTTCCTTGACGAAGATGTCGCCCACGACAGGCGCTGCCTGCGGGAAAGCCTTCAGGAACGCCATCATTTCCTGCGCGATCTGCTCGCGGCGGGTGGTGAAGCTAGGACCGGTATCGACCACAATGTCATACTTGCCCACGCCAAGATCGTAGATGTGTTCCTGTCCATTTGGATGGACGAGTGGCTGGGCATTGGCACCGTGCATTTTCTGCTGTGGCGTGGGCATGGGAGGCTGTGCCGGCTGGCCTTCGGGGCGCGGCCCCTGCTTCACAGTGGTTTCCGTGCCATCGTCGCCCAGGATGCGGATCACTTGGCGGTTGGAATAGACCAGCGGAATAAGATCGGTGAGGACAACGCCCACATGCCGGATGGCGCGCGAGAGGTTGTCCTGAATGTGATAGGTCGATACATCGCCTTCATGCTTGCGGCTGTTGATGGCAACGCCGGAGGTCTCATTGGAGCGATTGCCAAGGCTGGCATCGTACATGCCAATGATGGCCTTCATGTCATCTACGGCAGCCATGGCTTGCTGCATCGAACCGGCAGCGCCTGTCGAGTCAATCGGCTGACGCATGGGGGGCTGCTTGCCCTTCTTGTACTGGACATAGGACCAGTTCTCAGTGTTGGCGGTCTGCCACTTCTCGGTATCAACGTCGAAAGCGCCTTCTTCACCAATGAAAGGCATGCGCGGGGCCAAGGCGACAACCTCGGTTGCCGTGGTGCGCCAGTAGTTGTGCATCCGCATGGCATCCATGGCGTGATGGGTCAGCGAGAAGAAATGGCGCTTGCCCTCAACGTTCACTTCCTCGCCATAGACGGGAATGATCGGGATATAGCGGCCTGCCCAGTCGTTCTCCTCCAGAACTTCAGCGCCGGTCATGATACGCTGCGTGACCTTATGAGACTTGGACAAGCGGGAGCTTTGGACCGTGATGCCCATCTGCATGAAATAATCCATGCCGGCCTTGTACTGATCTTCGCCTACCACCTGCCCATTACTGAGCAGCAGGATGGTGCGTGGCACTTCCTCGCGGGACCAGCTTTCGGCAATGAGGATCTGGTTCTCCTCGCGCCACGGCATCTTGAGCGAGTCATAGCCGCTGGAGGTCCAATCAACCTGCTCTGCGCCCTTGTACTTGCCGTTGAAGTCGTCAATCGTCATCAGGTCGGTGACGAAAGCCTTGTTCCATTCCGAGCTGTCAGCACCCTTGGCAAACGGATCGCCATAGACGCTGAAGGGATTCTCCACGGCCTTGATGCGCAGGCCCTTGTCGAACGAGTCATCAAACTCGTATTCGATGGCAACCTGCAAATAGCCAAAGCCCATGGAGGCAGCGAAATCAACCGCCGTGTCATAGGCAATGTCAGCCTTGGACTGCGTCTCGATAGTCTTGATCAGGCCCTTGTAGACATTGGCCGTGGCAATATCGGCTCCGCTATCCACGGGTTTGACTGTGATTTGCGGACGGTTCATGCGGCTGTCATTGACAACCTGGCGAATGAAGGCCGGCGCATGGTTGAGCGTCAACACAGGACGCTGTGCCAGAATGCGGTCCTGCTTGATCTTCTCAGGCCACTGGTCGCCGAGGCGATTGAAGCGCAAAGACTCCAGCGCCCGGTTGCGGTTTTCGGTTTCCGCTTCTACGGCAGCTTCAAAGGCTTCGACTTCATCTTCGAGAATGTCTTTATCGGCCAATTTGTGGTCCTTAATCGCTTCACAGCGATGAATGGTGGTGGGATTATGCCATCCAGCTTCCTGCACCGTGATAGGTGCGGTGAACTACCTTGCGTGCTATCTCGGGCGCTTCGTAAACAACTGCGACAAGGCCGGCTGCATCCGACGAATGGCTTGACCAGTCATGGTCAGGGCCGAGGCCGATGTTCCGCGTCTCGTCCACTTTCTCATGATACCAGCCCAAAGCATCAAGGCCGCCCTGAGTTGTATCGGCGTTGAACCAGCAGAGCGGGAACACGCGCCTTAGAGCTTCCACTCGGAGCATGGCAGCGCCAGCGCCTTGGTTTTCGATCACATCAACATCATAGCCAGCGTCCTCGAACGCCGATTTGTATGAAATACGGTAGACATCTCCGGGCTTTGAACCGTCATGTGGCAGCACGACCTTGGCGCGGTCTGGCTCGTATTTGTTGGCACGCATCCAATTGAGGTGATGGCCTACTTCCTGACCTTGCGCCTCGTAATGATTGAGCCAGCGAATTTCACGCCCTACAAACTGCACTGCCCAGAACACGAAGCTGTCTGAAAGACGGCCAGTGCCACCAATATCAGCAACAAGCCGAATAGGAAGCAGCGGGTCAGCGGCAACACGGCCAATGCGGCCCTGAAGCTTGGCTTCAGCCAATTGTTTGGCGTAGTAGGCCCCGGTCAGCACGGTGGCATATTCGCCTTCCCATGTGTGGGGGTATTGATCAGGCTGCGAACGCAGGCAGTCGAGCCGCTCCTGTTCAAGCACACTGGGGAACCACGGATTATCTGACCAGTTGGCCCTGACCGTTACAGCGTCGGTCGGCACTTCCCTGCCCCGGAGCATCACATCGACTGGGTCTGTCTTGCGCCTTGGGTTCCAGCTGAACCAGATTTCCGAGTTATCCTTGCGGATTGTGGGGCGCAGAAGCTGCAACGACCGGGCGGACAGGCTTTGCGCCTCCTCCACCCATGCCACGTCGATACCTTCGAGCGACTTGATGGATTCAGCCGTGTGATCGGCCATGCCCTGAAAGATGATCAGGCCGTCACCTGGCGTCTGGATGACCTCGCGGAATACCTTGAAGCCGTCTGCCTCGCCCAAACCGTATTTAGCCAGCTGGTCCTCTATGAGGCGCTTGGCGCTTTCCTTGAGGGATTTCTGGACTTCACGGATGCATACGCCGCGAAAGCCCCGTTGGGCCATGGCATATTCAGGCAGGAGGCCTGAGAAGAACTGTGACTTGCCCGAACCGCGTCCGCCATATGCACCCTTGTAGCGGGATGGCTTAATCAGAGGGGCAAAGACGGGAGCGGTTTCAATTTGAAGCGTTGACAATCACGCGCTCGATGCGGTGGATCATGTTGATCGGGTTGTCGTCCTCGTCGCCGCCGACAATGGACTGGGCTGGCTTGCCGTCGAGGCGATCTGCAATGTCACGAATGGCTGGCACGTCGCCGTCAAGGGCTGTCTGCACATGCTTTGTTGCCATCTTGTCGAGATAGGTCTTGCCGGCGGGCATATCACCTTCCTCGCGCATCAGCACCCGAAGGAGAGCTTCCTTGTATGGCTTTGCCTTTGCCCTGCCGCCTGGATTGCCAGATTCACCCGGTTGAAATGCCATTGAGTTGAATGCCTATCGGTTTGAACTCCCGCATGAAACGGGGTCGTTCGGTGGTGTTATTGTCCTGTCCCGTACAGTGATGGGAAGGGTGGGAATTGGCAGCCCGTTAGCTCGCTCGGCTTGGATTCCGAGCATATTACCCATGCGATCCAAGAAAAGTATTCGCACGACTTATGTCCGCGACGGGCCAAGCGCGGGTAGAGTGTCTACTCGTTTGTGAACTCTAGATGCTTGCGTTCGGCAGCGGCGGCTAAGCGGACGTTTGCCAGCAATTCGTTGCGGTCAAGCTTTCCGTTTATGGCCTTGGTGGCATGGACGCCGTTATAGACTGCCTTGAAGCTGCCGCCTGAAGCGTTGTTCAGATCATCAACCAGGCGCTCACGTCGGGGAGCCTCTTGCCAGAAGAAACGCATTACCGAGCCTCAGTCATTGGTGAACTCTAGATGCTTTGGAGTGAAGCCGGAGGTGGACTTGTGACGGTTTTTCGCCTCGCCCCATGTCATCTGTTTGCCGCCCTCGACCGTAACCATCTGGTCATCGCTAAGATGCGCGACGGGCATGAAAGGTTCGTTTCTACCTTGCGGCATCTGAACGCTGCCAGAGAACCACCAAGAGCCATCGGCTAGTTTGTACATTCCCATCACAGCATCCTTTGAATAGGGTCAGGAAGGGTCTCTGAGCTACCGCCGTTTGCAGCACTTTGGAACGGCGTTTGTGGCACAACTCACATGTCCATGGATTACAAGTCCACCGCTCGTGTTGACCTTCAACCTCGCTGCAGGCTGTTCCTGATTTAGTACCCGATCACCTGCACATGCCCTCGTGTCGCTGGAATCTCTGAGACTGTGAGCGTGGGGCTGAGAGGGATCGGGTGTTGGAATGGGGAGCCGCAGGAGCCGGACTTGAACCGGGCATCTCCGCCTCAAATACGGCGGTGCACTATCTTGTGCTATCCCACTGCATCTCGTCTGCCTTTCGGCAATATCTCTCACATGCGCGAAATGGGAATCCCCATATCGAGGTCCAAGGTGGTCGGCGCGACCCCGAAGGGTTGCCATACGTCTTAGCAGTGATGCAGGTTCACCGGACTGGACGGCCTGCATTTACCATGCCTTGAATCTGCTACGCTATTGCTAAAGCGTTAAGGTTCACGTGGCACATCAAGTGCCACCCCATGCTTGAACTTGTACCCCTTGCCTCGCAGTGAGGACATCAGGACGCGGATTGATCCCGGTGTGGACTCGAGCTTGTGAGCGAGTTGCTTGATGGGGATGCAGGGCTCGCCCAGGAGCATCGCCACTATGCGTTCCTCTGTCTTGGTGAGGTGGGTCATTGAGCGGCATCGTCCACGCCGGGCATAGCTGGGCCATCAAAAGCCCTGATCCTTGCCGTATCTTCGGCCCAACGCTCATTCCACCATGGATCTCCGGCGTCAGGGCGGAAAATCAGTGTATCGTCGCCAATCGTCTCAGGCCAAATCTTGTGAGCAATTTCTTCAATGCTCATTCGGTGATATGGCTCCCACGGTAAATATGCGATTGACCAAAAATCATCGTCACATCGCACACCAACCCCGCCTTCCAACATCCAGATATTGGTAGACGGGGGAACAAGCTCACGATTAATGTCCATATCGTGAAATGGCCGCTTACTCCACTTTATGGCGTAATGGGGTTTTGTAAATCTCATGCCGCCTGCCCCATCGTTCCCGCGCCAAACAATTCGCTCTTGATGTCAGCCAGTGCATCGGGCGTGAACTTCACCGTGCGCTTCTTGAGCTTTGGCGCATCCTTGTTCGCCATCGTGCGTTTGCGGACAGTTTCATTCCATTCTGCTACGGCGCTTTGGAAGGCCGACATTTGCGGCTCAGGAATCCGCCAAGGATTGCCGGACGTGTCGGACAAGGGGCTGTCCTCGGTGTATTTGGCCTCGGTCGCCTTCATCCAGGTATCCTGACCTCGGATGAACACGATGCCGGGGATCAGTGGGACCTCATAGGCTTCCCGGCGCTTGGCGTGCTTGGAAGCCCTGCGCTGGCGTAGCTCCATGGGAAGGAAGTAAATCAGGTTGAACCTGTTGAGCGTGCGCCCGACAGGGAGTTCTCGCCCGGCTTCATAGCCAAGTACAGTCCATGTGGATGAGTTCATATTTTGCCCGCTTTGCCCGTTGAGTTGTGTTATTCGCCGCGCTCGATCTTGTCGGCTAAAACCCGTAATTCACGCTGTGTCTCATCGCGCTCGACGTATTGAGCAGCCCAACGCACCCCATCTGCCTTGGCCTTGCCGAGGGCGGCGAGCACGTATTGCTTTTTCACACAACAAATGCCGTCGCTGTCTGCCCATTCATCAACAATCTCATCAGCCCAATCGCTCATCCTTCCCTCCCTTGTGGTGGGGTGGGCGTGATTTTTACCATCCGCCTGCCCTTGAAAACGTAGTCTGAGAGTTCGCCGTTCTCAGGTAGTGCGTAATCGAAAATGAACGACGCATCTTCCGGGTCCATATTTTTGCCGATCTCAGCGCGGCACGCCAAAACCATAGCATTCATGGTCACGCGCAATTCGTCCGGAGGAAGATCAAACCACTCACCTTCGAGCCGCTCGGTTTTGTGGTATGTGTGGAGCAGTTTCTCTACGTGTTCGGCAACCGAACGCCAAGGGAAGCGAAGCGCGTAGTACACGCCAAGGCGATATGGCGATGCGGTCTGGAGTTGCTGGACGCGGCGGGGAATATCCTCGGCAATGCCGATTTTGCATGGTCCTTGAAATTCGCCACCCACAAAAGGCGCGATGAGATAAACAAATGTGATCGTGAGGTCGTCGTTGTCGGTCATTGAGCCTCGCCTGACCTGCCTGGGTTAAACATTAAGCCGCCCTCCATTCTTTCCATTCGGAACCATCGCTAGTCTCAAGCAGATTGGCCGGCACCTTGCAATTTGGTTGCTGTGGCATTGGACCCCAGTTTTGAACGTCCCATTGCTTGTGAAGCCGGGCGGTTTGCAGGCGCTTCTGCCACGCGGCGGTGTCGATGATCGATTGGCCCTGCGAAGGACGATCTTCGACAATCACCTTTGCAAAATAATTCCATCCCTTGATCGAACCAGGACGTGCCTTAGTGAGCATCGCCTTGATTTTCGGAATGATGACTGTCTTGAGGTCAAGACCGCTTTGAACGAGTTGCCATATTGGTGAAACGTCCGGATTGGCTGCGACAGGGTGTTTATCGATCCCGGAAATGCTACGCAAAGCCACCTCCATCTTTTCAAATTCTCCAGCGCTGGAAGGATGATGATTGGGATTGGGATTGGGATTGGGATTGGGAGCATTGCCTTCGCTCTGGCTCTGGATGCGTTCGCTTGTTGGCTTGGATGCGTTCGCATCGTTTTCCCACCTGCGTTCGGCTGACTGCCTCGCCTTCACGCTCTTTTCGCGGGCTTTGGCAATCTCATCTTCACACCTTTGGTGCACCCAGCCGTGTTCGCCTTTGGCGAAGTATTCACCTAGCACAGCGTCAACGGCGGCACGTTGCTCTTGGGAGGCTGCACGGGTGAGCCTGTAGACGGCCCGTTGGTCGAGCGGAATCGACTCTTCGCGGGTGTAATACAGGTCCAGTAATCGGCGGTAGGCCAAGTCCTCTTCCCAGTTGAGATGAGCAGTGGCAGCGGCGTAATCGCCAATATGGAAGGCGTAATAGTTCATTGCTTGTCCCTCACAGCCGAACAGGCAATGTCACAATTCAATTCAAGGATTGGGCACGGCCCGCCACGGTGCTTGGCAAAGATCACCTCCAGGTCATCCTTCACCTTCGCCAACTGATCCTTGCGCTCGATCTCGTCGCTCATGTCGTCGCATTTCTTGCGCTCAAGGTAGTAGGCGGGACGATAGGTAAACATCACCACGTCAGCATCTTGCTCGATGGAGCCGGACCAGCGCAGATCAGAGAGCGATGGACGCTTGTCCTCGCGTTGCTCACTGCCACGGTTCAACTGCGCCAGTGCTATGACGGCGCAATTCAGATCCTTCGCCATCGCCTTCAGGGCAATGGAGATTTCCTCTGTCTCAGCAACCTTGTTGCCGGAATAGCGTTCGGAGGCCCGCATGAGGCCGATATGGTCAATGCACACCACGTCAAGCTGCTTGCCGTTCGCCTCAAGATGCTGCTTGGCCTTGAGACAGTAGGACCTGATCTGGGCCAGTGTCAGGCCCGGCCGATCATTGATGAGGAAGGGCAGCTTCTCCAGCTTGTGCTGGGCTGCAATTATCGCTTGAAGCTCGTCGTCCTTCACCTCGCGGCGGCTGAGGCGCATGTATTCAACCCGCTTTCCGGCAGACAGCGCCACATCGGAAGCAACCCGTTCCCCGATCTCGCCGGCAGTCATTTCCAGCGAGAAGAACAGCACATTGCCGCCCTTTAATGCCGTTCTGATCAGCCACGAGGTTGCTACAGTGCTTTTTCCCATACCCGGGCGACCGCCCAGCACATAGTAGCGACCGCGCTTCCAAGTCCCGATCACCTCGGCCAAAGCCTTGGATCCGGGATAGACGCCAGTATCCGGCAGCACCCCGTTCATCGCCACATCGTTCAATTCGAGCGTGAGCGCGTCCACGGCGTCATGCAGTGAGAATTCATGCAGGCGGCTGGCACTGAGACCTGCCCTGTCAACAACGCCTGAAATCGCTTCTATGGCATTCCTGGCAATGCCTTCTGCCGTCTCGCCATTGGGCGTAGTGGCAGACTTGTAGAGGTCATTGGCATGGGAGGCCAGTTGACGAAGCGAGAAGTCATCCTTGATCTGCCGTGACAGGTGGGGAATGGAGGCCGGCACGTTGGCATTGGCAGCGAGATTGGCAAAGAACTGGCTCGCAGGAATGCCAAGCTCGGCAAAGGCTTCGTCTGCCTTGAATTGAGCGGCGATGGATAGCGGTACAATGCGACCCAGCGCTGCCTGCTTCTCAATGGCGGCAAAGATGCGCTGGAACAGCGGCTCAACGAAATGTTCAGCCGTCAATCCCTCGCAGGAACTAATCCTCCCATCATTGAACAACAGCGTGGCAAGCAGGGACATTTCCACGTCCAAGCTGCCGGCGACGTTCTGGGGTAGTTCCTTTTGGAGGGCGAAGCTCAAGCGCATTCCTTGTCGATAGAACCCTTCGTGCGGATTCCGTCTGTACGGCGGATCAGCGCCACTTCGTCACGAATGCGATTGAAGCTGAGATTGAATTCTTTGCTTAACGTCTCCGAAATCAGACGAATAGTTTCGCCTCGGGCAAGTCGTTTCCGAATTGCAACCCGGCATTCTTTTGGCATGATTGCGCGATTGCCCTGCAAAGTTGACGCCTGGCTAGCGTGGCGCGGGATGAAGTCATGCTTCACCCGATCTTGGATGAAAATATCCTTCGCCATATTATAACGGAGGAACGTGCCGTTTAGCTTCGCCGCAATGTAAGCTTCCGTTGTTTCGCTCATGCCGCCTCTCTCGAACAATTTGCCGTGACGAATGCAGCAGCATCATCTACCGACCGCAAAACCCACACTGGCCAGAACTTCACAAAATCCTTCTGATCCTCAGTAAGCTTGCCTTTGCCCGTCTTGCATTCGATCAGGTGAATGCGCCCGCGCAGCAGGCACAGGGCGTCAGTAGGCTTGTCAGTCGGATAGATCAGGCAGCCCATTGATCTGAGCGCCGCAAAAATTGCCGGCTCAGACTTGTCACGCTTGTTGGCATAGCGGCGAAGGCTCATGCAGCACCATCTAGGCAGTGCGTTGCTGAATGTCTGTTCTGCCAAACAGAGCAAAGCGCAGAATTGTTGACGGAGACAGAGGCGCTTGGTTCTTCCGAGGGACGCAAGCCAACTGTCTCCGTATCCCGTGCGGTATCGCCGGGAATGGGTGCGGGGAAGGCCGGGAGGGTAGCCTCCCCCGCTGGCGTGGCCTGAGTGTCATTCTCAGCCTCCGCGACCTGTTCCAGGCACAGGGGAGGAACCGGAACAGGGATTTGTGCGCCAGAGAAGGACATCGGCGGATGGCTCCCCTCTGGCGCGTCACGGCCTGTAAGCTTGGCCGGGATTGGGGTGATCATTCCTCGCCTCCCATTTCAACGGCGAACACAATGGCTGCCACTACAAGGGGGACAGCAATCCAGAGAGTGGGGATGATGCCTATGGCGAGGGTCATGGACGCTTCTCCACGCAAACCGCGTAGTGCCAAGTATGGTCAGAGCCTTCCAGCTGCACGAATGCATCACCAGCGGCTTTGCACGATGCAGCGCTTGTAAACCCGTCGATATGGTCCACGGCTGGGGAATATGAATACCCGGTGCCGTACAACCACAGTATCAAAGTCCACGTGCTCATTTCACTGCCCTCGCCTCTTGAATCTTCGCCAATAAACTTTCAGCCTCAGCCATAAGGCTCTTAATGCCAGCATCTGCTCTCCCCCTCGCAATCTCGGTTTTCAGGTACTCAACGTCTCTCCTCACAGACTGCTCAACGGTCGAGACATAAGCCGCGTGAACACGCGCTATCAGTTCGCCCGCAAGTTTCTTCGGTTGCCGATATTTCAGTGACCATTGCTGCCAGTAGTCCAAGCCGTACTTGGTTTGGATGCGGTGCATGGCGCTTTCAGTGTCTACCGATCCGCGCATTTCGCGGGCAAGCAAGGCGCGGTACTCACTCGAAATATCAGTCATGGTCTCACTCAAATTCTTTTTGCAGTTTTGCAATTCGATCTCCGTCATTCTCTGAATTGCGAGTTGCAGAGATTGACGAAACGGAGATTGCGGAATGTGCGTTGTGGATTTTGCGAATGAAAAGCGGCGACGGGCGCAAACCCGCCGCCAAGGTGTCCGACACGATGAGGCGCACACGAAACCACAAAGCGCCAATGCCGGATTCAGGGATATCGGGAGCGTTGTTCAACTGCTGATGAGCGAGATTGCGCGCGGGCGCTAAGTTGCCCCCTCCCCTGCGCGTGTGCCGGCTGCCTTGCCCGAGGCGGTCGGCTTTTGCTTGGAATGGGGTCATGAAGCTTTAAGCTCCGGCTGGAACCGCCTGTAGAACTCCGCCTGCCTAATCACCGCTTCTGTCTGCTGAGCTTGAATTTGCTGCTGCAAATGGATCATCGGGAGAACATGACGCTCGCAATACCAAAGCGCCTTGATTGCTGGAGACACGCTCTTGAAGGAATTGATCTGGGTGTCTTCCCTCATGCCGCACCGCCGAAAATGTCCGGGCGCAGCTTGGCCTTGGAGATTCCAGTGATTTTGACAATGGCGGGGACGCGCTCAATCGGGATGCGGTCCCATTGGTAGATCGCATGACGAGAAATGCCCAATGCAGTTGCCAGCTTGGGGACGCCCCCAGCCGCCGAAATTACATCCGCCTTCACGTCGCGTTTTATAACCATGCCCAATGTTAAGCACGGCTTACCCCATGTCGTCAAATAAAATCGTCAGCCAAACTTACGGTGACACTTACCATGTAAGCCCGCATGGTGCCGAAACCATGAGTGAACTCGGAGACTTCTTGCGCAAAGCGCGCGAAACGCTGGACCTGACACAGACGAAGGTTGGCGCGCCGCTGGGTATATCCCGCAATGCGGTAGCCAACTGGGAAGCAGGTAGTAATGCCCCAGACATTAAACACGTTTCACAATTGGCCTCGATACTTAAGGTTGATCGTGACAAGCTTCTAAAGCTGATTGAAGCAGAAAAAAACGTTGATATTCAGCCCCATCCTATAGAGTTAGCCGTGCAACCCGGCACACTCTTTACTGGCAAGCCGGATCTCCCCGTTTACGCTGCAGCTGAAGGGGGAGCTGGAGCCATGATCATCACCTGGGACCCAATAGACTATATCCATCGGCCATCGCACCTTATGAATGTCAAGGGTGCGTACGCTATCTACGTGGTGGGGGAAAGCATGGTCCCGCGATTCGAACCCGGCGACGTTGCTTTCGTGAACCCTCATGTCCGCCCCCGCCCCGGCGACGACATTGTATTGTTCAAGCAAGACGGCAACGGAACCACGGTCGGTCTGATAAAGCGCCTCGTGCGCGTCACTTCTAATGAATGGGTCGTGCTGCAGTACAACCCGGAAAAGACTTTCCCGATGCTGAAGACAGAATGGCCCGAGTGCTATCTGGTCAAAGGCCGGGTTTAATCCTCTGACTTTTCAAGGCAAATTCAAAGCACTGTAAAATAGTAAGCGGGAACGACAGTTTGGCTTACGATTTTTGTTGCGGCATGAGGTAAGTTGTGCTTACCTACGTCCCAGACACAACGGGAGCCGACAATGCAAATCACCTCCGAAAACCCACTGAACCGCCTACAGGCCCAACGCGCCCAGCAGTACCGTAAGCTTCAGAAGGCTGAATGGGAAAGCGAGAAGGCCGATCTCTGCGCGTCGATTGACACGCTTGATGCAGAAATCAACGCGATGAAGGCGGGGGTGCGCTAATGGCCCTCTCATTCGTTCAGTCAAAAGCCTGCCAAGCCCAGACGCGCGCAATGTCGGCGGTCGAGAGGCTGACCGTCGTTTTTTCTGTGCAGGATGACATTCTCGACAAGCACCGCCTCGAAGAAGCGAAGCGCAACTTGCTTGAGGCGCTCGGCTCCATCGAAACCGCCCTGCACTCTCTCAACGCTAAATCAGATGAGGCCGCGTGATGTACGACAAGCCCTCCAAGCCTTCCGTCTACAAAGACCCAACTGAGGTCGATGAATTTTGCGCACGCCTCAAGGCCAAGGTCGTTGCCCTCATTCTTGCCGAGGACAAGGCGTTTTCTGGTGGCCACATTTTCTGGGCCAAGGAAATGAATGACGTGGTGAGCGAGCTTCTCTCCGAAGGCGCTTACGACTACCGCAAGGATGCAGAGCGCGAACAGGAGCAGGAATCCAACCGCCGCTATCTCAACAGCACACGCGCTGGCCGTGCAGCCAATCGCTTTGATGCCCTTCGTGGAGAGATAGCATGAGTGGGCAACACGAAGAAGCGGGCATAGACCTTGACAGGCTTGTGGCTCTCGCTGAGGCGGTGCAGACCGAAACTTGGAGGGACGGAAACGAAGCCTTGTATGTGGGTGGCCCGGATACCGCTCACGGCAGGCCGTGGGCAGGAACCGTTTTTGTGGGCGGCGACCGTCAATGCTTGGTGTGCATGACGTGGGCACCGGAGGCTGAGCAAACTGCAAATCTTGCTAGGTTCATCGCCGCCGCAAATCCGAAAACTGTTCTAGCCCTTGTCGCCGAAATAACTGTCATGGCGGATGATCTAGGAACTTCTGCGAGAGAGATCACCAGCCTGCAGTCAAAGCTGAAAGAGGCTGAGGCGAAGGCTCTAAAGATGTCGCCCGTTTGCGATGAGATAACCCGCATAATGGAGGTGTACGACGAACAGATGGAGAAGTCTGGATACGTTGATACGCCCGGAGGTCTCGAAAACATGGGAGATGTCTGGCGTCTCTTAAAAGATTGGCGCGGCTACCTTGTCAAGGACACCCCCCATGCTTGAACTGTTATTGATCTTCGCCGTTCCGCTCGGCCTCTTTCTCATCGTCCTGCTGATACTGGCAGACAAAGGAATAGGACCGTTGAAATGAATGATGCTCGTGACCCAGAGGTAGCAGCCATTGCCAGCAAGCTTGCCATGAGCAAGGCCCGTAGCGAACAGCTTACAGCCCGCGTGTTCAAGGTCGAAATGAAGCCCCTGCCCATCAAGGGCAAGGTGCCATGTGTGGAGGGATAGATGAAGCTCCGTAAGCCATTCTGGGCGATCAAATGGAAAGACCGCATGTTCGATGCGATGGACTTGAACCGTGAACTCATCGCGCCGAGCACAAACATTTGGCACCTCGAAGGTGGTGTCTGCATCAATTGCGATGATGACTTTTGGGCCTGCGCCATAGTCCCGTGGAGCTGGCGTCACCTTACATGCCAAGAAATCGCGGAAAAATTGTGGCCGGAGATCAAGGGCGACGCAACCGTATCATACAAGCCCGACAGTGGCGACGCATGGTGGGATGCTTACTGGGCTGACGATGATGCGCGGGTCAAAACAAGCATCAGGGCATTCGATGGGCCGACGATGCCCGGCATGGAGGTGACCCCATGAAACACATCCGCGAACACGCTCACAGCGAAGAATACAAAGCCACCTCACAAGACATAGAGGAAATGGACAGGGAGTTTGCCTGGAACACCCTGCTGGATGGCTACCGTGCAACGCCGGAAGTTGAAGCCGCATTGCAGGACATCAAGCGCCGCATCGAAGCTATGGAGAAAATGCAGTGAGCATCTGGGACGATCTAGCCGCACCCTTCCCGCCTGAAGCTATTTCATGGCGCGTCGGGTCCACGAACAAGGAAAAGACCAAGGCTATGGCGCTGGCATATATCGACGCCCGCGACGTGATGGAACGCCTCGATAGCGTTGTAGGCCCTGCCAACTGGCAGAACAAGTACAGCCACGCCAATGGCAAGACGGTTTGCGATCTTGCGGTGCGCGTGGATGGCGAATGGGTCTGGAAGGCTGATGGCGCGGGCGATACCGACGTGGAGGCCGAAAAGGGCGCTTTCTCCGATGCTTTGAAGCGCGCAGCGGTGCGTTTTGGCGTGGGCCGATACCTCTATGGCCTCAAAAGCCCTTGGGTCGAAATCCGTGAGCAGGGTCGCTCATGGGTCATTGCGGAATCCGAATACAAAAAGCTGGAGGCAGTGTTGCGCGCCGAGGGCGGTTTTACCAAGGAGCCGACGAAAAAGGAAACTCTCGAGGAGTTCCAGCTGCTCTGCAAGCTCATCAACAACTGCACTTCAACCGATGAACTGAAGGCGTTCAAGCAAGCCAGCTTGGAACGTGCGCGAAAGCTCAATGCTGATCTGAGGACAAATCTGAACACCTCTTACAACGAGAAACTCGAAGAACTTTTGACGAAGGAAAAGGAAGCAGCATGAGCGACACCAAAGACAACTCTGGCGCACTATTCAAGAACGAGCGCAAGGAAAGCGATACTCACGCGGATTATCGCGGGGAATGTCGCATCGACGGCCATGATATGTGGGTCAATGCCTGGATCAACAAATCCAAGGATGGAAAGACTTACATGAAGCTCGGCTTCAAGGCCAAAGACGGCACGGCAGCGAGGCCAGCCCGTGATGGCTTCGGCAGTACATCTGTCTCCAAGACTCTTGATGGCGACGATATTCCATTCATCATGGAGTTCCGCTGATGGGGACATTCGTCATCAGGGATGAGACGGTTCAGACGGCTTTCCATGCCCTTCAGGACCACGCACAGCCTGCCGCCGCAGCCCGCGCCATGCGTGAGCGTAGAGAGGATGAACGCCGCGCAGCGAAGGCCAGAGCCTTTCTCGATGCCACAGGGAGCGTTGCCGAGCGCGATGCCAGGTCCATCCTGTCCGAAGCCTATCAGCAGGCCAACGAACGCTATTACGCGGCAGTCGAGGCGGATGAGGAATACCGCAACGAACGCAGCAAATGCGAAGCCATCATTGAGGCTTGGCGCACCGTTCAGTCCAATTACCGGGCAATGGGAAAGATTGCAGCGTGAGCAAAGCTTTTACAGGGTCGAGCCGCAAACCTAAAGGTGATTGCCAAGTTTCCGGTTGCGAACGGGGCGCTATCATCAATGCGGGCGGCAAAACCGTTTGCAATCGCCACTATCAGCTTTGGCGCACCTATGGCGATTTTGAAGCGCCCGCGCGGTCACGCACGAGAGACTGCATCTGTTCGAATTGCGGCAACCCCTTCGATATGGGCTACGCCTACACCAAAAGCCGTAGAAAGCATGTGTTTTGTAAACCAGAATGCAAGACCGCTTACGGCATAAAGCAGGCGAAGGCGCGTGAGGCAGACAGATTTTGGAGCTTCGTAAGCAAAGGCGAGCCTGATGACTGCTGGCTCTGGACCGGTCAAATCAATGAGCATGGCTATGGATGCTTCGCTCCTGCCGCAAAACAAGGTTCGCCGCTTGCCAATAGGAAATCACTAGAGCTGAAGCTGGGTAGGCCAATTCGCCCCGGCATGTATGCCTGCCATACATGCGACAACCCTCCCTGCGTGAACCCCGCGCATCTTTACGAGGGCACCCCACTGGACAACGGCAGAGACTGCCGTGAACGCGGCAAAGGCAAGAACCGCACCGGAGGGTCCAATGTCCCGGCTTGAATTCACGAAAAAAACGAAACTGGCAGCGTGGGAACGCGCTGGCGGGTGCTGTGAAATTTGCTCGATGAAGATCCAATATGGCGCGCAGTACGACCATATTCTTCCAGCAGGTCTTGGGGGCGGCAACGAGTTGGACAACTGCCAAGTTGCCTGCACGAAATGTCACAAGATCAAGACGCACGGCCATGACATTCCGAAGATTCAGAAGGCGAAGCGCAACCGCGAGAAGGAAATGGGCGTGACGAAGCCGAAGAAGAAAATCCAGTCGCGCGGATTTGGTCAGTGCGAGTCGAACGCAAAGCAAACATCAGTGAGATTCTGACGCTGTTATGGACAGGAAACGAGGATTGGCATGAGCGACTATAAGGAATTGCTGGCGAGGCTGGAAAAGAAGCGCGGCTTTAAGTCAATTAACGGAGGCGAGATTTGGGAGCTTATCAACCCCAATGGCCCCGAAGCCGCCAAGGCCATATCCCAGCTTCTCCTCGACCTAGACAATGCAAAGGCTGCGTTGAGGGCGTTACTGGCGTGCCCTGTCATTTCTGATGAAAACTACAGTGACCCGGAATGGGGAGATCAAGAAACAGCCGACGTCATCCACCGTTCCCGCGCAGCTATTGGACAGGAGTGAGAGATGCTGGAACGGTACTACAGCCCGCAAGAGGTCCGTGAAACCTTCCCCGAGGGCCATCGGCCGTCCATGCGCAACCTGGTTGCCATCGCAAAGCAGGCTGGCTGTTGCTGCCGATTGGGCAAGGGCATAGTCTTTACTGAAGATCAAATTAAGGCACTTCGAGACTTCATCACATGGCGCTCAAGCTCAAAAAGTACCCCAAGCGCTCCCCGTACTGGGTCATTCGTGGCACCATCAACGGCGTCAAGATCTTCGAAAGCACGGAAACTGTTAAGCGAGATGAAGCTGAAGCGTGCCTCCGAAAACGCAGCCCGGAAATCTACAACGCGGCGAAGCTCAATGAACAGCCTCCAGCAACATTCGGAGATGCCGTGACGGTTTATTTGGAAGGCGGAGGCGACCCGAGGTTTCTCGACCCTCTGATGGATGAGTTCGAGGTCACCGCGATCCGCGACATCAGCCAGGTTGAGATGAACAAGCTCATCAAGAAACTATACCCGGCCGGCGAACCTAAGGCGACGACGGTCAACCGTAACGTCATCAGCCCCTACATTAGCGTTGTCCGAGCTGGCATCCGCGCCACGCTGCCCCACATCCCTCCAATCGCTATCAAGAGGCGCAAGGAAACGAAAGTGACCGCCACGCCCGCCAGCGACGATCATATTGAGAAGCTCCTCCCCCATTGCTCTCTGGGCCTTCAGGCGCTGCTTCAGCTCATGACCTATACCGGCTTGCGAACTGGGGAAGCCTTGCGCGTTACCGAAGAGGACATCAAAGATGGCTATATACACGTTGGCAAAACGAAAAACGGGGAAGCGCGAATGGTGCCTACGCCTGACGGGTTTCAGTGGCCGCCAGGAGGATTTGGGTTCAGCACAACTCAGGGCGTTGGCATCGCATTTAGACGAGCTTCAAAAGCTGCCGGATTGCCCTATCGTGACGGACATGAGCTTGGGCGTCACGCCTTTGCCGCCAGATGGCTCCGAGCCGGGCATAGTCTGAAAGACCTGAAGGAAGCGGGTGGCTGGAAAACGCTGAAGGTGGTGGACGAGATATACGGCCACTTGGAGCAAAGCCGACTGCACGATACGATGCGGGAACTGTCCAAAAATAAGCGTGCACAGCGCGTGCAGAAAAACACGGAGGACAGCGAAAATGATAGCAAGTAGTTGCTGTTTCGTGATAAAAAAGGGGCCGATGGAAAACCCACCGGCCCAAGTCTACGGACAAAACAAACAATTAAAGCCCACAAAACAGGGCCATAGCACGAACAAGAAGCGAACATTGTTGCGCTTCCGTTCTCATGCTTGCAGATTTGTGCGGCAGAAAACGTGCACTCCGTGTGCAGGACTTGCCACATGGTAGCCCCCACCCGCCACAGACTGAGCGAGGCAGTGTGATGCCGTCCACCCTCACCAAGGACCAAGCCGCATGACCCCCAAGGAGAATAGAGGATGAGAAGCGACCAAGTTGCAAATGCGATTCTGATTAATCTGGGTATCGCAACGAGCCCGAGTTTCGATCCCGGTTCGGATGAGCGCCGCGACCGCATCGCGTCCATCATTGACGATGCAATGACGCCTGCCGTTAGGTCGGTCTTGTCCGAGCGCGAAAGGCAGAAATCCGCAGAAGGCTGGACGCCAGAGCATGATGATACGCATCGAAGCGGTGAGATGGCGCGTGCCGCCGCCTCTTACGCAGCGGGAGGTGGTCTATTCAAGATCAACCTGAATGTCCCTCTGCAAGTGTGGCCGTATCAATGGGAGTGGAAGCCCACAAATACGCGCCGCGATCTCGAAAAGGCTGGCGCACTTATCCTCGCTGAAATCGAACGCCTTGATCGTCGCGCTGCAAAGGCCGCGCTGAACCCAAAGGAGAGAGACTGAGAAACCATTTGTGCCGCATGACCAAAGCACTCTCCACATCAGAGGACAAGAACATGAGGGACTTCCTATCGGAAAGCTTTGCCAAAATGACGGAAGGGCAACCCGTTTTCTCACGGCGCATTGCAATCAATCTGGCCGATATGTGCGGAATGGAAGTGCGGACAATGGTGCGCGCGCTAGAAAAGCGAAATCTCTTGAAACACGGATCATGGGATTGGTTTGTAAGCAACGGCGGTTTCACCAAGCAGCATTACATCCAAGCCAGGAGCGATGCGCGCACCCCACCCCACAACCTGATTGAGAGGAAGGAAGAAGTATGAAAGCCATCGAGTACACAATCGGGATTTATATGACCAATGACGAAGGGTTGAACGGTAAAATCAACATCACCCTTCCAAAGCCGCCAGAAAAGCCAATCGACGCAAGCAAGGTTGATCTCCCCACGCTTCTGACTTCATTTAACCGCCCTGCAATGGGCGACAGGTGGCGTTTTATGACTGATGAGGAAGTCGAAGAATACAAGGCTGAAGAAGCACCACCCCATGACAGATAACACACCAGAACTGCTGGCGGGGGGAAAAGTGGCGCTGCTGTTGGGGGCTGCGACATGAACCACAAGACCCGCGCCATCGCTTCTCGCCTCTACGAGAACTGGCATGATGAAGTCTCACAATACGCACCGCCCGGTTCCTACCTTGGGACATTCAATGAGCAGCGCAAGCACTTCATGCGTCAGGCGGTGAAGGTCAAGAAATCGCTCGAATACAGGAGAGGAAACCATGAGCTTTGCGACTACGAAGGTTAAGCAATACTACGACCCGAAGGAGAATGTCTATTTCGACAGCACTCAGGTCCGTGAAGTTTTGCCGCATTATGTCGAACTGACCTCAGAAGAACTTAGCAATCGGATGGATGCGCTTTTTGCGGCTAACCCTGGACGGTGGGATATAGAAAATGACTGACAAAACACCAGAACTGCTGGCTAGGCTGGAAGCACGTAGTAGAGTGTGGACGGGGATGATTTTTATTCAGGGGGTGCTGCTCAACCCCGATGGCCCCGAAGCCGCCGCCAAGATCATCCAGCTACAGGCTGAGAGGGATGCGATGGTAAAAGCTTCGAAGCCGTTTGCAGATAGATATTACATAGCAGTGAAACAATTTGGAAAAGATGAAGCTGACAAGAGTTTCCCAGAGTATCGCTATGTAGCCGAAGCCCTCACCCGCCCGACTGCACAGAAGGAAACAGGGGAATGAGCGATCCAAAGTACCTCAAGCCGACTTTCTATTTGCGCGCCGATGTCGTCGAGGCGCTTAGGAAACAGGCTTCAACCACCACACAAAAAGAATGGGCCAAGGCACACGGCGTTTCACCATCCTATGTGAACGATGTGCTGCAAGGCCATCGCGCGCCCGGTGCAACCCTGCTCAAGGCGCTGGGGTTCAAGTTCACCGAACTTTACGAAAGGACAACCCAATGACCACACCGAAGGATATTGCACCGGGAATGATGGTGGTGACGAAGCCGATGAAGGTTAATATAGCCAACAATGGCTTCGTCATGTGTTTCGTAGAAAGCGGGCGGCAAATATATGTTGCCAGCACCGATCTCATCCCCGCACCTGTGGCTGATGTGGAACAGGTGGCGAGTAGGACGGCCTATATCGACACCGAGTTTAACGGCTTTGGCGGCGAGCTTATTTCGATGGCGATTGTCATGGATGGTGTTGAGTTCTATCAGGTCAAGGTAATACCAGAAAAGCTTGATCCATGGGTCTCCGAGAACGTCATCCCTGTTTTAGGGAAAGAGCCTATCGGGGCAGAGATGTTCAAATTCTCGTTGCACACTTTCTTGTCTGCCCAGAAACCTGACCGCATCGTTGCAGATTGGCCTTCCGATCTCGAACACCTGTTCAGAGAAATGATGGGTGCGGACCACTCAGAAACACTTGCACTGTCTTTTACCACAGTTCTGGACCCGACAATCGCCTATACTAGCAAAGTACCGCACAATGCGCTGGAAGATGCCCGCGCCATCGCCGCAATCAAGGGAGCGTGAGGGATGGAATAGCGTATAACTCGGAAATATACGCGGTAGCGATTAGTGGCCTAGAACGCAAAAAGCCTCCCGTAGGAGGCTGAAAGGATGATGGATGGATTGGCAGACACTTGATTCGGCGCCGCTTGATGGCACCACAATTCTTGCGTGGCACGAGGGCTACAAAACGCCCTTCTCTGTTAAATACGGTCCGGCAGACAAGACCGCTATGGGCAATGAAGATGCTTGGCATTGCATCATTACGGGCGCAATCTACCCGCCTCAAAGCCTGCGTTTCTGGCAGCCCTCACCTACTTCACCGCAAGCGTAGCATACCCCGCTATGTCTATCCAATGGTCGGGGAAGGATGGATCTCCGCAAACTATGCGGGCCATCTTGCAAGAGATGAAATCCAGAGCCTGACGCTGTTCGGATGACATGAATTTCCAGCTTGGGCCTGACCGCAAAGTTTCCATGATCTGCTGACTGATGCGGGCATTGTCACGAAACTCGCCGTGGGTTTTGGAGCGTTCAGAGATAAGCGCAGACTTCACTGGTTCACCATCGCAACGTTTGCAGTATGCCGTTCAATCTCGCCAAAATTGCGGTGATGCACCACAACCCTCATATCTCGCCCTGCCCTGTAGCCTGCTCGATGATGCCAGGCATCGGCCGGCGCCATTGTTCTGAGGCTTTCCACAATGCATCCGCCGAACTCTTTCCGGCTGTCGTGATGAATGTGGCCTGTATAGATATAGCTGTAGATCGTCTCGCCCCATTCCTTGCGGAAGTCTCGTGAGAATACACCGGGCAGGTCTGCCATCTTTGCCCCATCGCCATGAACGGATCCGATGAACACCTTGCCGAATACCAGCATCTTGTAAGGGCTGGGGGAGAGATTGATTTCAACACGCGGCTCGTTCTCATAGAAGGCTGCCAGAACGAGATTTACCGCGAAGGATGAGTGCGGATCATGGTTGCCGCTGATGCCCCAGAAGATCACCTTTTGGTGCTTGGTGAGGGCTTTGCCGATCATGTGCCGGATCATGCGAACCGCAACCATCATCACCTTGGAGTGCCGGCTGTCCACATCGAGGGTATTGCCGCTGGCTGGCGTTCGGTTGCTGTTGTTGTCGGCATGAAGCAGATCGCCAACTTCACAGATCAGGGCCGTCTCGCTGGCTGGCGCTGAGGTCAGGAGGCGGTCAAAGGCAGCACAGTTGAGGCGTTCGGCTTCAGCAAGGTCAAAATCCGCCCCGGTTTCCTTCCCCCATGAGTGCATGCCCAGATGGGGATCACCAATGCCATAGACGGCCAGCGTGTCGGTATCGCTGAATTTGGGCTGTGGCGTGACCTTGGCAACGCCGCGGGCGTCTTGTGTCAGCCACGAGATATATTCCTTCAGAACCTCCTCGAACCGTTCCTTGTCGAGGCTGGTTTTGACCCATTGCAGGGCCTGGTTGCCTTCCTTGTCATAGAGGGTGCTTGTGCCCTTGACGACGTAGGGAGAAGGAACAGGCTTCGTCATGTCGTTCTCTGGAGCATAGCCAGCTATGGCAGCCTTGCGCCGGAGCGCCGCCAGAGCGTGGTCAACGTTGCTGGGGTGGACGCCCAGAGCGACAGCAGCCTGACGCTGGGAGCCTTCCCGGTTCACGGCATCCACGATTTCGGCTTGGCGTGGCGTGGCCCATTGCTTCAGTGACTCGTCAATGACTGTCATTATTCCTCGTCGGGTTCGCGCCGGAAGCCAAGCCGGTGAAGAACGTCAGCGATTTCCTCGCCAGCTTCATCAACGGCAAATTCTTCAAGCCATGGGAAAATGATGTGCAGGACTTCATGCGAGGCCGTGGACAGCATGGTTCTGTCGTCCATGCGGTTGTCGAGTTCGATCTCGCGGTCCTTGTCGTAGGCGTATCCCCACGCCTGGGTGAGAGGCTTCAGGACGATCTTGATCTTGCGTTTCCGCTTCACTGAACCGTCTCGCCTTTGCCCTCTAGCTGGGCGCACAGGTTAATCAGGCCAGCAATCACGCCCTCGGCATTGTCAGCACCGTAGCTCTCATGGAAGTCTATGAACTTGCGCACGAGAGCCTCAATGTCGGTCAGCATGGCGCTGTCGAGTTCGGATGCTGGCGCTGTGGTCACCGAGAGCGCTCTTTCGCTTCGATTTCCTTCAGCTTGTCATCAAGGTTTTGGCGCGCGGTACGGCTGGTTGCCATGTCGCGCTCGTGCAAGGTGTCCCAATACTCTTTCGAATGTGGCGACGACTTGAGCAGAGCGGGAATAACAGCCTTGAATGCAGCCGCAACCAGCCCAACCACAAAGCTGGGCGTGGTCATGCGGTACAGCACGATGCCAAGGGCAACCACCACCAGAACGATGATGATTGCCCCAATGCCGGCGCTCATGGTTAGGCGCTCGGGGGAATGACGACGGTTTCAGCCGTCTGCAGGCCAGTCTTTGCAGCTTCGAGATCAGCCTTGTAGGCCGGCGCAAGAGCTTCAGCGACCGGGATAGCCGCAATCACAGCGTTTTCTATGGCCTTGGCGGTCGCCGGGGGCATGAAGAACTGGATGAGGCAGCCGACGACAAGGACGCCAGCAGCGACGAGGCCGTTGGTTCCGTAGAGTTCAACGGCTTTCGGCAGGATGTAGCCCAGAGCCGCGGCGATTGCGCCGATAGAGCCGATATTCAGGGTGTTGACGTTCACAACTTTGTTGGTGGCAGTAGCCATTGCAGGTTCTCCGATGATGGGTTGAGGTTTGGCAGTCAGTGAAACAGGCGCGCCCGAAAGCCGGGCTGCCTGAAAGTGCATGCGGTCGTTGGGGAGGTTCACCCAGCCTTCGTCCGCAAAGGCCTTGATGACGCGGGGGTCGAACAGCGCCGAGCCATGTGTCATCTGGTGATGGGTTGGGTCGAGGTCGATGGCACAGCCGTAGCTGTGCATGGACAGGTGCGTGGAACCGCGCATCGGGCGGAAGTTGAACGAGCCGCCGAAGGTCGAGACGCCCCACTTGTCAATGACCGCCTGAGACTTGCCGGATGCAATCCAGATCGCCTGGAACACGCGCGCAAGGCTGGCAGCGCATTTGCGATGGATGGTAACGCCCTTGATGGGCTGGCCCGCGTAGCGCATCACAAAGGGGGCTTTGACCGTGGTGAGGTTGCGAAGCTTCCAGAGCGTGGAAGCCTGCCCGTTGGAGCCGCGCGGGTTGCCATAGAAGGCATCGCATTGAGATTGGAGAGGCCAGAGCATCAGATGGCAAGCCCCGTCGATGTGTACTGGGTCCCGCCAACCACCACGCATGAGATTTTCTCAGCCGTGATACGCTGGACCATCAGCCACAGATGCGTGTCGAGATTGATCCAAAGCTCGCCAAGGTTCTGCCCTTCAGAACCGGAAGTGGCCTCGAAGGCCTTACGCATGGCATTGGTGTTCAGAAACGAGTTCATTTCCTCATCGGAGGCGCAGAACATCTGCCCCACTTTCGGAACGAAATCGGCATGTGCAGGTGAGACAAACGCAAGCACAAGGGCTGGCAGAAGCCAGTGAATAGCCTTCATGTGGTAGCTCCTATTTGCGGGGACGGTTACGAGGGGAACGAAGCTCATCAATCAGTTCCCCGACCTTCTCGGTCAGGTTCTCGAGTGTCTGTTTGATGAGCATGATTTCGCCGGAATGATTGGCGGTGTTCTTTGCCGATTCCTTGAGGGCGCTAATGTCTGACTGAGCCGTAGCGGCCCACCAGATTGTCCAAGCTATCCAGCCAGCCATCACGGCAAAGATGGGCCAAAGGGCTTGAATGAGATCAGTCCAAGCAGGAGTGTTGCTCATGGCTTACTGATCCCATGTGACTGAGAACGAGCCTGCGTCGAAGTTGCCTGAGCCGATGGCAAGGCGGACGGTCGTGACCTGAGCGCCGAGAGAGACGTTGCCGAACGACGGATGGAACTCGACGGTAGCAATGGAGCCTGCCGGATAGCCAATCGTACCAGATTGAGTCCAGACGTTTCCCCCGATGTGCTGGAGTATAATCGTTCCGGAGTAGAGGCCAGCAGCCACCGTAACGTTGGTAAGCTGGAAGCCCGTAGTGACGGTAGCCACACCAGTTGTGGCGGCAGTCGTGGTTCTCTGGGCCGACGAGGCATAGCCCGTGGATATGATGCCACCACCAGTGCCAAGCCTGATGAATAGATCACCCGTGCTGGACCCGGACACGCCGTTGAGCGCCACGATGATGCGGCTCGGAGTGCCGGAAAGCGTCACATCGACAGTAGTGCCGGACGTGGTGGCATTCGTGAGCGATTTGGCCGGGCCCGCGCCAACAATCGATGTGCCATCTGCCTTGGTGTAGCTGATGACTTTCATATTGGCAGTCGTATCAGCCCGGACAACCATCGTGTCGCCGGCAGCCGTGGTGATGTTGGCAGCGCTGGGCAGGATCAGGGTTGTTGCGTTATAGGTGAGCGTCAGCGCACCATCGAAAACCACCGTGCGTTCAGCGCCGGCCTGTGGTGCTGTGCCAAGGCTGGTGATGGTCGTGGTACCGGTGATGTGGACGAAATTACCATCAGCCGGCGTCCAGATGTCAGCCGTGGAAGCCGATGCCACCGATGCGCCCTTGGCCTCATTGATGGCCTTGGAGGTCATATTGATGGTGGAGGAACCGACCGTGGCACCGGCAGTGATCGCGCCGACCTGAAGCACCACAATATTGGTGCCATCATATCGACACATTAGGTGGTCGCCAGACGCCCAATCGCCCGAAGCGGGGTCTGCCGAAGCACCCGACACCATTTTCTTGACAGATTTTGCGCCGATAGCATTGACGTTCAGCGTATGAGCGCCCGGACAAGCGAAGCCAGCAATGAAGCAGAATATGTCATTGGTCTGGAGATCAGGCGTAACCGAGTAGGTCAGCGTCTGGACGCTTGAAGTACCAGCGGAGGTTACAGTATAAGACCGATGGTCACGAAAGCGCTTGGCTGCACCCTGCAAGGCTCGCATGGCAGTTTTTGCGCGGGAACCAGCAAGCCCGTCAGGAAAGCCTGGATCTGTGGCGGTCGTATTGCTGGAGTCGGTTTGAGAGAATACGGTCGCGTTCCCGAAATCTGGGGGCATGGCTTAGACCTTTGAGATTGAGGATTGGATGGAAATTGACCACAGACCCCGCGAACCGTTCTTTCAGCCCAATTGGGTGAGACGGCTCATCACGGCTTTAGCTGCGGGGTTGATGGTGTATTTCGTGAGCCAGTATGTGTTCTGGCCCCTCGCACATTGGCTTCATGTCAATTAGTGTAAGTAGTTTCCGCCTAGTAGGCCACTGATCGGGCCAATAGCCTTCAGAGCGAGCTTCTGACGCGCCAAGCCCGCGAGACGTTGGGCCTGAAGCTTGGTCAGATAGGAAGCGGGGTCATTGCTCAGAAGACGTTCGCCCAACAAGGCGCGGACCTGAGGGGTACGACCAGTCAAGGTATCAGCACCTTTTGACAGCGCCAAACCCAGCAAACCCGTCACGCCGCCCCGCATGGCCTTGAACAGCTCACCCGGCGAGACGTTCGACAACTCAGCTTCGTTCAAGATATTGTCAGCAGTCTTTGAACCACCCAAGGCACGTTGCATTGTAGCGTTCATGGTGTTTTCACGGGTCAGCTGCCGATTGAGCAGCGCGGGATCTTTCGCCATTGCGCCAAATTCCGCAGTATTCTTCTGCCCAAGCAAGGGGCGTGCGACGTTTGCAGAATAGGGAGCGTTCTCGATGCGGCCCAACAACGGATCGGCATATCCGACCTTGAATGCACTTTGCGAATGCGGATCCAGCTGGTTAAATGCATCAATCGTGTCGGCGGCCCTAGCGCTAGGGCGAGCAGCTTCAGAACCAGCCGGCACAGCATCAATCGGGCGCGACATCTTGGCAAACGTGTCATTAGCTGCGCGGTAAGCTGGCGAAGCGGCCTCTAAGGCGGAGTCAAGCTTGTCATAGACCGCCTTCAGCGCATTGGCTTGGTTGTTCTTGCCAGCGCGGTACAAGGCGTCAATCGTATCCTTCAGATCGCTTTTCTGGCGCAGGACATCCTGGAAATCAGTGCGGGAAGTCTGTCCTTTGGCACCACCAGTGGCAAGCCGCGCGCGGATATTCAACAGTGCGCCTTCGGTGGAATCCGGGTTGATGCCTACGTTATATTTTGCCTGCGGGCCTACCAAGCTGTCGATGGTGTTGATCGTGTCAGACAGATCGACCGGACCACCTGCATTGCGCGCCATGTCATAGTTCACATTTGCGACACGCCCGCGCATGTTGGTGAGGCTGGTAACAGCTTGATCTGCGGTCTGGTTGGCATTCAACGCGTCTTTGACAAAGCCACCGACGCGCCCCGACTGATCGACTTGTCGGCCCAGCATTTTGTCGGCAATTACGGCCTGCATGTCATTGGGTGAGCGAGCCACAGTGGACAGCAGGCTTTGGCCTGTCGAGCCAAGCGCATCTGCCGTGGTGAACATAGGCTGCCCTTCAGCAGCAGCTTGCGTAACCGCGTTTTGAAGATCAGAAGCCGACTGGCCTGCTTTGTCCGCAGCATTGGCCAGAACGCTATTTGCCACGCCTTCTGGATTAATACGGGCCATGATCGGAGCGCCCAAGGCCTTCACAGCGCGTGGGCCATACTTTACGCCAGCGCCCAACCCGAGGCCGAGAAGGCCGCCGATGCCGCCGTCTACGAGAGTGTTGACCGCCCTACCCTGTAAGGTATCAGCATCACTGAAAGCCCCGGACAGCGCACCGTACCCAGCGCCAGAAGCCATAGCGCCAGTCACGCCGCTGCCTACAGTGGGCAGCATTGGAAGCGCCAGAACAGTGCCGGCAGCTGTACCAATGGCTGACTTAACAGGATTGGCCTGCGCATACTGATTAGCAACGTCACGGTGAACGCCTAGATCTTCGTTGTAGCGGTCGCCAATGTGCAAGCCGCGACCCATGACAGGATCAATCAAGCCGCCCTGAAGCAAGCCCATTGCGCCCGATTGGAGCTTCTGGCCTACGTCGCCCAAGCCAAGCGCCGTTGTGAGCTTGTCGCCCATACCATATTGCGAGGCCATGAATTTCTTCGTGGCGTCGTCATACATTGGCGGAAGCCCAGCCGCTGGACTGCTGGCCTTGACGCGATTGTACTCGCCAGCAAGTGCTGTCGCGGCTTGGGCATCCCCCGCCGCATCTGCATTCCTGAGAGCTTGTTCGATTGTCGCCAGATCAGCCATTATCGACCGCCGTATTTCTTCAGTAGATCATCAATGCTGGGAGGAGCGCTTGAAGTATTTTGAGACTTTGCCGGAACGTCCAACGGTGGCACATCGGTGCCATAGGTCGCCTTGAACTCGCCCTTGATCGAAGCTTGGTGTCGATCAACGAAATCGAGGATTTGGTTCAGGCTCTGGCGGAGCTGCTGCGGACTTTGCGCCTTGTCCAGAGACGAAATGCTGTTTTGCAGCATCGTTTCTTCCTTGTCGGAAATCTGGCCTAGTGCACCACCAGTGGGTGAGCCTTCACGCAAGGCCTGCAGAGCGCTGAATGCCGTCTTGGTCTTGAGCGCGTCTAGTTTTGCTGCCGCATTGGCGCGCGCGGTTCCCGGAATAATTGGCAACTTTCCATAAAGGCCAGCGATGCCATCAAGGCCCGGATCATTCAGCACGTCATTAACCGACCGCTTCATGTCATCCAGAGCCATCATCTTGTTCTGGGTTTGCACAATCGTTGCGGGGGCGTCGAGCGTGCGCTTGGCCTGCCCTTCAGCAACACCTTTCTGGGTCAGATAGGCCGGGGACTGGTAATAATCCTGGCGCGACTGATCGGACTGCTGTTTCTTGTAGTCCATGATGAGCTTGGCCCCATCAGCCGGGTTGGTCATGCCAGCTGTAATCGCCGCCTGCATCACGGTGTCAGGCACGGGGATGGAGTTCCAGTTAGCGTCGGGGCCTGCATAGCCGGGATTTACCGGAGCGCCTTGCTGCTGAGGCATGCCGAGCTGAGCGCCCATCTGCGGAGGAGCCATTGTGGCACCGGGCTGCATTGGAGGCGCAGCGGGAGCCTGTCCCATCTGCGGAGATGGAGCGGCTTGCGCTTGCGGGCCAGCGCCACCCAAGCCCTGCATCATGTCGCCAACCATCTTACCCTGCGCTGCCTGCTTCTTCAGGCCGAAATAGTACCCGGCATAGCCCGTGGGGTCCACGCGCGCGAGGTTCTGTTCTTCGGGCGAAAGTGTGGTGACAAACTTGTCGAAAGCATCCTTGTTGCCCGCATCGCGTTGAGCCTGCTCAATCTGCAACTGAGTCAACTGACGCTGCTGGCCCATGCCAGCAACCTGCTGCGCGGTCATGGCGTTGTTGATGTAGCTATCCTGCGCATCCTGCGCGCCTTGCAAGCCTCCACCGAGCGCTGTGCCGAGCTGCTGCCCGAAGGTGAACGGGACCGCCTGCGGCTTCTGAGACAGCAGCGCAACACCTGCATTGAGCAAGCCGCGCTTCAGTTCATAGTTTCGCATCGCCGCCTGATCAATGCCAAGCGGCGCAAGCAGGCTGTTGGCCGGAGACGAAAAGCCTCCTGCCCCGCCCATGCCGAGCAAGCCGCCCTGAGGGAGATAACCGGATAGTGAATCAAGAAGGCCCATCTGTCACCTCACTTAATCAAGCCGCCGAGGCCAAGCAGGCCGCCTGCAAGCTGACTGAACAATCCCGGCTGCGAGACAGGCGTGGACGTGCTTGTGGTGTTACCGTAATTGCCGCCCGTAAACCCGGCATACTGAGCGAGCTTTTGCGCCGGCAAGTTCTGCGCGTAGTTGTAGCGGTTCACCGCGTCATTCGTTTCCTGTTGCGCCTGCGTCTGCTGGTTCGCGCCCATCTGGAACTGATTGCTCAGGCCCTGCTGGTAGTCGTTCGACAGTGTGCCGGAGCGATCCAAGGCACTGTTCATCATAGAACTGGCGTATGGTGCCCAAGCATTCGTGACAGCGGTTCCCAAAGCGCCTGCGTGGCTGTCTGAGCCGTAGCGGCCTGCACCTTCAAACTGCGAATTTACCTGCGGTAGAACCTGGCTCATGATGTTGCCCAGAACGCCGCTGCCAACAGTGCCGAAATTACCGGAGGCGATCTGGTCATTCTGGCTCATGGCATTTTTCAGCCCGAAGCCCTGCCCGGCAAAGTCATTGGTGCCTGAGATGGCCGAGTTCTGGCCCGCGCTCATCGGCGCTACAGTGCTGCCCGGATAGTATTGCGGGTTGCTGTTCTTGTAGATGTCCTGAGCTGCCTTGAACTGGTCTTTCAAGTAGGGCTGTTGCGCCGTCCACGGTGAAGAAGACGAGGTGGAGGTTGCGTTGGTTGTGCTGGAACCCATGTTAGAGCGCCTTTTCTAATGTTATTCGGGTTGTTTGGTAATTCTTGAGGACGCGCGCCCAGCCTTTTCGGCATTCAGGAAATCGCATTGCATCGCATCCGTTTTCACGCGCCCAATCTTCAAGGCCGCCGAGAAAGTGAATCCATTCGTTCATTCGCGTGCCGCCACAGGTGGCGACATTGCAAAACTTGCGCGAGCCGATGTTCACCAGTTCTGTGAGAAAAGAAGCAATGAGGCGGTCGCCGTCAAAAAGACCCCAAAGCTGCATGGTGCCGTTCTTGACCTTGGAATATGAATCGTCTGCCTGTTGCGGGTTCTCGAAGCCTTGCCTCAGCAGCGGCAGAGCCAGCTTCCAGATCAGGTCAGCCTTTTCAGCGGGAAACCCATCCCACCAGATCAGCCGATCACCGCGTACCAGAACGTGCGATCTGCGTTCGCATTGTTGGCGTGCGTGATCGTAAACGTGCCCTTGCCCCTGTTCGCATCGAGGATGTACATCGTACCGCCGTGATACTCAGTCGCCGCATTGGCCGTGCGCGGATCAAATATGATGCACGACTGGATGGAAGCTCTAATGTCACTGACAACGGTCGTGGTCTGCCCGGTACGCAGCGTGACTTCACCCACGTTCTGCGTCTTGCCCTGCATCACACGAAACAGCGCATCAAACAGCTTGCGGGCATACACTTGCACATCAACCAGACTGCCGAAGGAAGGTGGCGGCTGGAGGTGATTGAACTTCTGGATCGTCACGGCTGCGCGGCCTTGTCGAGAAGGTCTTGCGCTGTCACGTTCGGGGCTTCCTTGGCAAGCTCGGCCAAGCGGGTAGCTTCATCAGCACGGCGCTTGTCCTCGGCAGCCTTCAGATCCTCGCCACGCTTCTTCATCGCAGCGGCTTGTGCTTCAGTCACATCCCAAACAGGATAGCCCTGTGTTGCGAGGGCTTGACGCCACTTGTCGAATGCCGAGGCGTTCGGCTCATCGACTGCTACGTCAAGCCCCGTCTGCGCGTTCAGGAAGGCTTGCCAGTCGTCAGACGAGGCCTGCTCCATGGTCGGGAAATACGGCACGAGCAGCGGCGCTATGTCGGTGCGGTCAATGTTCATCCGATGTAGCCGCCCAACTGGCCCGATGGGAGGTTCTTGTCCCAATAGGATTGTGAATATTGCGGGTAGTACCAGGGCAGCTTGGCCTTGGGGACCGTGACCTGTGTCGGCTTTCCGGTATTCGGATCAGTGACCGTCACCGTAACCGTCTGGTTATGACTGGTTTGCGGCATGAGGTCGGCCATCGTCTGTGCCGTCGTTGCGGGATTGCCATTGGCAAGAGCCGCAGCGAGGTTCTGCCCCAGCGACATGCCATTGCCAGTGCCAGCGGTGGCAGGAGAGATTGGATTGACGTTCGTCGGAATGAGACTCGGATCAATCCCTGCATCCTGCGACGGATCGGGCGTGTTTGGAGCAACAGGCGAAGGAATGGGCTGGGGCGGCGTGAAGGTGGGCGGCGGTGAAACCGGCGGCGTATAGGAGGCAGGAAGAACGCCGGGTGAGACAGGAGCAGCCGGAGCCATCGGTGACGGCACAGGCTGGGCCTGCGTCGGGTCGCCTGCGGTCTGATAGCCGCTATTGCCGAGCAGCGAGGGAGATTGCGGGGCAGCAGGGAAATTCCTAGCAAATTGATTGGCTGAAGCCTGCCGACCGGGCAAGGATGAGTTGCCTGCCGGATTTTCAAATTTCCGCATCCACGTTTGCGTTGCCTGGTTTTGCGACATATCGCCAAGGCTCGCGTAGGTGTCTTTGAAATCACCCGTCTGGCCCGGAAAAGCGCCAGCAATATTGGCGGCGAGGGCTGCGGCCTGCGAGTTGGGATCGTTTGGATTTAGGCCATTCTGGGAAAAGAAATTGCCCAACTGCTGCATGCGTCCCGGACCACTGTTCCACTGAGCCGCACCCCACGAATAGGTTTTGGGCGACCCATCAGGGTTGCGCGTGTCAACATTTGGATCAATCTTTGGGAAACTGCCATTGGACGCGGCACTATCGAGATTCCAAGAATCGCTGCCCGACTTCATATAGGGGGCTAGATTTTCACGCTGCAAGCTGCCCATCATTGCCGCGACGCTTTTGTCGTTGGGCTGAAGGCCATTCAACTGCAATTCTTCCCGCAAGCGATCCGCAAACTGCGTCGTCGGGGTCACGCCGTTTTTGTCGTAGTAGCCCGAGCGCGGATCAGCACCTGTCAGCGATTGGCCCACGAGGCCGTTGTTCTGCGTCCAGCCGGCTGTCGGAGCCACATAGCCCGGAGGGGTGTAGTTTGGCGCACCGAACAGGCCAGCCGGAGACACAGCGCCCGGAGGCGGCGAATTGGCCTGCGATGAATTTGAGTCAGGCGAGCCGCCCGGAATGCCCGGTACGTCATTGACGCTCATGCGGCCCAGCTTGGGTGCAGACGACAGGTTGCCCAGCCCATTGAAGGCCGGCCCAAGCCCTGTTAGTGAGGCCAACGTGCCACGCAGCCCCGCCATGTCGGTATTACCCGCCATCATGCCGCCAAGGCTGTTGATGCCGTGGCTCTGCGTATTGGAGTTGCCTCCGCCTGCATTGTTGCCGGCGTTATAGCCGTGGCTGGCCCCGCTGCTGGGCTGGCTGCGCGTATCGCCACCACCATTATACCCATTCACGCGATGGTCGCCCGCGCTGTCGCTGTAAGAGCCGCCATTTCCGGTGTTGGTGTTAGAGCCGCCAGACCAGCCGGCAGTGATGCCGCCTTTGCCATCAGGCTCATAGTAGGACTTGACGCCAAACTTGGTCTTTGCCCCTGCCCCGCCCAGCAGCTTCAGCATGTGTTCTTCATGGGCATTGATCAGGCGCGGGTGTTCTACCGGCAGTTTCTTGCCGTTCTGGATGGGCGTGACGCTTTTGGGAAGGGTGACGGTTCCGCCGCCCTTTTTGGGTGCAAATCTGGTCATCGTGTCCCTGTCGCGGTGAAATCGGGGTCATCAAGACCCATGGCAAAGTTCCAGTTGGCAGCAGCCGGAATGGTGAGGCGCGCACGGTGATAGCGGGCATTGACGCGAACCGGGCATGTGCCAATCGAATTGACTGTCACCGGCATGGCATCAGTGTAAGTGTCGTCCAGATTGTCACGGCTGCGGACGGTGTTAGTCGTATTGACGGTATTTCCGTCGATCATCGGACGCAGTGAGCGCAGCAGGGATTTTCGCCCCGGTGTCAACTGCGTGTCGCCCGTCTCAATCGTGGCAGCGAGGTTTGGCCCACTGAAATATCCCAGCGCCTTCGTGGTATCGAACGCGGCCAGAAGCAAGTGCCCGGAGCCGGTATAGACACGGCTGTCAATCGCATAAGGCAGCGTATCGAGGTTGGCGAAGTTGTCGAACGTGGTGCCTGACTGCGTGGCAGCAGCATAGATAATCTCGACATCGGCTGAAATCTTCGACCATTGCCCGGTCGGCCAGTGATAGCAGAGGATGGTATTCGCGGCGGTCGATGCACCATTGCCCGGATAGGCGAACAGGTAGAGCTTCTTGATCGGGTCAATCGCGGCGCTGCACAGGTAAGGCAATGAAGCCTGGAACTCGGCTTCAAACGTGCGGTCCACCTTGTCGATACCAATCGGCGTGATCTGCGAGCCGCCTTGGATCATGTAAAACCCGTCGTTGGACAGGAAGAACATCAGGTCATTGTAGGCAGCGATAGAACGCTCGACGCGGCAGCCAAGGGTGTTTGCAATGCGGTCGAAGCGGAATACGGTCGGAGGGCCTTCAAAGGCCATGCGGTAGATGGCGCGCTCGAGTAGCACGATGCCAAACTCACCGCCGACAAATCCCATGACAGTGCCGCCATCAGGGAAGTCCTGATAGTCGCTCATGGTAGTGGACGAAGCCACCCAATCAGCAACGTTGTTGATGGCGCTCCAGCGGATGCGGTTCCAGTTGGCCGAACCACGTGCCAGAATGGCGAAGTCGCGCACGTTGCCGGTGAATGAACTGACCGGAGGTGAGCCGGCCAAAGCCGAGAACTTGCTGTCCACGTCAAGCTGGAACACCTGCACGGCATCAACGCCATTCGTTGCCACCACACGGTCGCCGAATAGCGTAAAATCCCACCAGCCATCCGAGGCCGTGGCATAAGCGCCGCCAGATGCGCGGGTGACATCACTCCACGTGGTGCCCGTGCTATCGAGCTTGTAGAGCTTCGTCGCATCGCCACAGAAGTTGTGGATGGTGCCAGACAGGCCACGCACCGAGATGGCACCCTGCGCGCGGGCCGTGAGCGTATTGGAGACGCTTGCAAACCCACTGACCGGCAGGAAGCCAGCCCCTGACGGTGCAACATTCGTCGCCGTGAAGGAAGCATTGGCATTCAGCGCGGCCAGATCGGGTAGGAATGGCGCGAACGGGATCATCAATAGCCCCGGTAGATGTTGAAGGTCTGCAAGCCGGTCATAGCCGGCACATGCAGCTTCTTGTCCGGCATCCTGCGGGCGGTTTCTTCCTGCAGGGTTTCGAAGGCCATATCTTCCAGCCGCTCACAGCGGGCAGCAGCCATGTCATCGAACAGGAGATCGGCATTGAGGCGGCGCTTGGCAGCCTGCCGGATCAGTTCCTCGCCATCGGTCATCCAGGCGTTGGTGTCCGAGTCAGCCGACAGCGCAGCGAACTTGTACTGATAGGCCAGATAGCAGGTGTAGGCCTGATCGGGGTTCGGATAGAGCCGTATCTTCTGCTTGTAATAGGCGTACCAGTAGGGAACGCTGCTGATGTTGCCGTTCTGCTCGGTGTCCATCTGCGGAAAGTCGATGGGGCCAACCGGGCGCTTGTAGCCGTTCACCGCGATCTGGAAGCTGTCGAACGACACGATGTTCGGAATGTCGCTGAGATCGGCAGCGGCGTAATATTCCTGCCCTGCCACCGTCGTCATCGTGCTGGTGGTGCGGTTGAAGAAAAAGCCGGTATTCTCATAGTCAGCAATGGACGTGAGAATGGCGTTCTTGATCTGCGCGACAGACAGGGATGAGTTTGTCATCTCGTCCTGAATGCGCGTGATCATGTCGATATACGTACCGGCCATGTTTTATCCAGTCTGAATCAGGAGTGAGGCAGCCACTTGCCGGCGTTCGCGAGGTACCAATCCACAATCGACTGCATGTCGATGGGATTGGGGATGAAGCCTATTGCGGCCATCTTGGAGCCGTCAAACGCGTAGCGAAGGTCATGCCCCGGACGCGATGAATGGAAGTCCAGCATTTGATAGTTCAGGGTTTGGCCTGCCGCTGTGGCGATGCGCTGGGCCAGATCGAGATTGTCGATTTCTTCAGCCCCAGCCAGGTTGTATTTCTGACCGGGCTGGCCTTTGTCGAGAAGCAGCAGCACACCCCGCGCCACATCGCTTGCCGTGATGTAGTAGCGCGAACCGGCGCGTGTCTTGTCCTTGTTCGAATGCACAAAGACTGTCTCACCCTTCAGCACCTTGGCGATGGTCATCGGCACGAACTTTTCCGGGTTCTGCCGAGGCCCGATCACATTCATCGTGTGGGTGATGATGACGGGAACTTTGTAGGTATTCTCGTAACTTACGGCTAGTTCTTCAGAACCTGCCTTAGTCGCGGCGTAAGGGTTACCGGAATTGTAGCGGTCGTTTTCCTTGTAGGAGACGCCGTCAGGAGCGGGACCGAAAACCTCGTCTGTCGAGAATTGCAGGAACTTCTCGCATGGCATCTTGCGGGCAAATTCCAGGATGTTGCAGGTCGCCACCACGTTATCGAGAACGAAGGCCATCGGATCAGCGATGGACCTGTCCACATGGGTTCCGGCCGCGAGATGGGCGATATAGTCATGCCGGCCAACTTGCTGCATGACCTGATCGTTCATCGGTGCGCGGAGGTCGTGATAGACAAACCTTACGCGCGGATTGTTGACTGCGCCGATTTCAGCAAGGCGGTTGAGATTGCCCGAGGCATCCAGCCGGTCGATTATGGTAACGGTCCAGTCTGTATCCCGCAGGATACGCTCGACCAGCACATGGCCGATGAAGCCTGCGCCTCCAGTGACAAGGATTGATTTCAAGGCTGCTTGTCCTCTGGATACTTGTCGATGGTGAGAACGCCCAGCCCACACGAATAGGGAATGTGGAAGGCCGGGAAGAAGTGCATGACTTCGTTCCAGAAGCGGTTCACGCCGACGCCGTTTTCGTCATCGATATGCTCGTTGGTGAGGCATACATCGTGGACCAGAACTACGCCGCCCTTCTTCATTTTGGGCAGCCATGCGAAGAAATCACTGTGGATGTCCTGATACCGATGGCCCGCATCAATGTGCAGGAGGTCGATTGAGCGGTCAGGCGTGGCAGCGGCGGCTTCCAGAGAGGTCATGCGGCAGAGGCTCGAGAAGTGGCTGTAATGCTCGGCGTTGTAAGCCGTCACGGTCTTGAATATGTCGTCGCCGTCCTCGTAGTTGGCGTGAACGTCGCCCTTCCATGTATCAACTGCGGTACATTTGGTGTTGAGGCTGTGAGCCTTGATAGACTGGCAGGCAGCGAAATAGCTGAAGCCGTGATGCACGCCGATTTCAACGAATTGTTCCGGCTTCTTGGTAAAGATCAGCCAGTCCATGAAGTGTTCGAGGCCAATCCATGCCGAGGGTGCGTTGTATTCGATGATCATGCCGCAGACCTCGAAAACACAGCGAGGTTGTCTGCCTTGGGCAGGATGTCCTTGCTCTCATCCTCCATCGGAGGGCCGTTGACACCACCAGGCTGCTTCAGCAGGTATTCGTGGAAGTTGCCCTTGTAGACTTGCGGCTGCTTGTCTGGATCCCACTCGTTATGGTCAACGTTGATGTTGGGGATGAGCCAAATCTTGCCGCCCAGATCGCGCCAGTTGCGGCAGAAGGCATAATCCTCGCCCCACCACAGGCCCTTGTAGGCTCCGTGATTGAACAGATCGACAGACAAGTCCCAGATCGGGCCGTAGCACAGGTCAGGACGTCCGCGCATGAACACGTCGATGCAGTTGCGTGTGACCTTCAGGAAGCCGGCTGGCACCTGTGAGGCTTCGAGACAGCCATCCTCGCGCATCACTGTGGGCCTGCCCTGCTCGTCTTGCAGAACCTTGCCCATGTAGTTGATCTCGGTCTCAGGCTGCTTGCAGCGGTAGGTTCCCGCCACCACATCACCCGGAGTCTGGATGAGCTTGACGAGGGCTGACGGTTCCCAGCTCACATCGTCATCGAGAAACACAATGATGTCAGCGTTGGCCTTGAGCGCAGCCTTCAGGCATGTGGCGCGGGCAGCACTGATATAGGGATTGCCCGTCTCGGCGCACATGGCATGTTCGTATCCTGCGGCTTCAATGAGCGGCAGACTGTCCTCAAGAGCCTTGAGAAAGGCAGGGTGAGGTTTCTTGCGTGTGGGAATGCAGAATACGACTTTGAATGTCATGTGACCCTGTTTGATTGTTGAAGGGAAAACGGGGCCACCAAAGCAGCCCCGCGATTGATGCTGTTAAGCGCCCTTCCACAGGCCGAGGCCGGTCAGCGTGGCGGTGACTTCCACAATCCATGCGGTCAGAGA